CACATCATCGACTTACAGGGTCATGAACGTTTACTCCTACAGTTCAGGCGGGATGGCGTTCTTTTATCAGTTGCAACCATTGGCGGCGGGGCAGGTCGGAGTTTACATCTATTCGAATCAGGCAAATGTGAACGGGGCAACACTTGTGACCATCTATCAAGACGGCGGTACGTCAACGGATACGGCATTATACCTTTACAATGACGGGTTGGGGCATGCTCTGAATCTTGTACAGAATGGGGTATTAAACTCGGCGCGTCATGCATTTTACATTTATAGTAATGTGGCGCAGACGTCGAGCAATTCGTACCTATTCAACGTGTGGAGCGATCATGCATCGTCAACGGGTCCAGCGGCGCAGATTCGCAATGACGGAACGGGTCACGGTCTGGTGTGTTACGCAAACGGCGTCCTGGCGGCATCGCGGAACGGATTGCAGGTTTATACCAATTCGGCTCAAGTGAATAGCTACTTGCTTTATGTTCAGAGTGATAACGCAAGTTCTACATACGCAATGAGCGCGTTTGTTAATGATGGTTCAGGGATCGGTTTGTATTTGAAGCAGAATGGGTCTGGCAACGCGCTTTGGATCGACAATTACGGCGACCAATACGGATGTTTGGTGTATGCTCGGGCCGCGATTGCGGCGTCTTATTCAGTTCTAAAAGTCTACAGTCATATAAACCAAACAACGGGCGCGAATTTGTTCGCGGTGGTCATGGACGGAACGCTTGCGGCAATTGACGTTGCGTATTTGCAGAATGCAGGATCGGGCATGTGCCTGAACATAAACCAGACCCAAGCACACGCGGCTGGCAAGGCAACGGTTTACATCTACGACAGCGGTGGGTCAACGGCTGGCGCGGGAACGGTTTACATCTGGACGGCTTCGGCCAGTCACACAGACGATTGCACGACGATAGTCAATCAGGGAACGGGTCACGGGTTGCGGGTAGTACAAAACACGGCAATGGCAACAGGCAAGCACGCGTTTTATGTGGTGGCTGGGGTAGCGCAAACCTCGGGCAATTCGCAAGTCATGAAAATACAGCAAAATCATTCCGGGTCGACAAATGTCATGGCGTATTTTTTGAATGAGGCCAGGGGAACGGGAGTACAAATAGATCAGAATTTCGCTTTAAACTCGAGCAAATACTCTTTTCATATTTACAGCAATACCGCGCAAACCAATTCAAACCTTTTCTTTATATGGCAAGATCATGCAAGCTCGACGATTACTCCAGCAGTTATCCGGAATGACGGAACCAATACCGCGCTTTATCTCAATGTCCAGAACGCGAGCAATACCGCCGGTGCGCTTTATATTCAGACTACGGGAACGGGCGATTTTATATACTGTTACAAGGCGGCGGCTAAAGCCTATTGCCAAAGCGACGGAGATTGGTACAACGTCAACGGGACGTATGGCACAATTTCCGATCGACGATTAAAAAAGGATATTGAACCGGGGCGGTCCTATTGGGGCGATTTGAAAAAGTTAAAGGTCCAGAATTACACGTCGATCATTTCCGGCGAACGGCTAATCGGCCAGGTGGCCGACGAGGTGGCGGCGGTGTTCCCTGGCCTGGTATCGGTGAGCAGTAAAACGGGATACCAGGCGGTACGGGATTCGGTGATATATGGGCCGATCATGTTGAGGGGCTTGCAGGAGAACATGGGCCGCACCGAATCCCTGGAGATTTGGAAGATTGACATTGACTCCTGGAAGGCCGATACTACCGATAAGATATTGACACTCGAAACCAAACTTGCCGAGGCGAATGAGGAGATCGATCTCCTCAAAAAGTCGGCGGCATAAAAGGAGGTGGATCACAGTGACCGAGGAAGAAGAAGACTATGTGCAAAAGGTGAGTGCCGCTCGGAATCGGATCCAGGGTGCGACAGAACAGGCCGCACGGATCGTCTATGATGCCGAGAACACGCTTGTAAAACTCGCGGAGGAATTCCCCGAGGAACACGCTTCGATGTACGCCACAGGGACCGAGGCAGGAGATGGGGCTCTGGCAGATCTGGTGGGAGTAAAGGCAACCGTCGATGGGATTTTGAAATCAACCACCCTCGCCCGAAAAGATCTCAACTCGATGTTTCCCGGTTAATCAATGAACCGCAGAACCTTACGCAGAAGGAGAAGGAAAATGTCGATGCTTGAACTCCCTATTAAGTTGATTGTGGACAAGACGCTACAGAGCATCCTCCAGGGTGGGCAGGAGGTGCGCGTTCCTGTTCGGCAGGAGATCCAGAACGATGCGGAAACGCTTGACGTGATCCTGTCCGTGGTGGATGTGGCCGAGGACCAGTACAAAGACAAGTACGCTTTGATTCGCAGACTGCGCCACCGCTTGCGCCCGATGGTGAAGCAGGGTCAAGCAATGAGCGTGGAAGGCGAACACGAACTTGGAAAATTGCAATTGTCCGAGGAAGCACTCGAATTCCTTATCAAGCTGAAAGATGAACCGCCAGAGGTCCAGGGGCAGGGGGGCAAGACGAAAATGTCCTACCGTGGGGCGATGCTGGAAACGCTCTGTGATTTGCAGGACTTCGCGGACGAGTTGAAGCGATCCAAAGAACCCGCAGAACCGGAGGGCGCAGAAGATGATAAAGAAATTTCTGAGTAGGAAGCTGTTGGCGACCGTAGGCGGGTCCGTTGTGGTCCTTATGACACAAGCCGGCCTACCTGCTGAAGTGGCGGCAGAGGTCACGCAGGCTGTCGTGACCATCGTTGCCGTGTATGTCCTGGGACAGTCTGCGGTTGACGTTGTGGACAAGATCAAAGCGAAGCATTGACGTGCGCTCCGTGAAGCATTCCGCCACCGATGCTACAATACAGAAAGGCAGGGGGTCTGCTCTGCCCCAGGCTGCCCCCCCCGAATCCCTTTACCAACAGTAACTACTATGTGGAACGCCTAACTTACACCCACGGAGTCAGTTAACCGGAAAGGACCGGATTTCATAGGTTTTGCAACGCTGAACCAATGTAGAGTAACCATCACCCAGGGCAACGTGGTGGATTCTGTTGTTCGCAAAACGGTTGACCGAGAAGTGGCACGAGTCACATTAGGACAGGTGAGGTTTTAATGTCTGAGGGCAATGGGAACGGTTCAAAAAACTGGACGTTTTTGTCGATGGGTATCTCTGGATTTGCTGTTCTATCTCTGACGCTCTTTATATGGATTCTCGATGACGTGCGCCAGGACATACGGGACGATAACAAAGCAGACCGGGAGGACTTTCGAGAGATCCGGGAATCAATAAAGGAGATCGGGGAGAAGCTGACCTCGCACGTCACCAAGCACCCGGACGCGGAGTTGAAAAACCTTATCGTGGGGCTTGCGAAAGATTCGATGAAACACGAAGCCCAAATCGAGAAACTGTGGGAGCGGTGGGACAATCCGCAACGTAAATGAGTAACCTGCAAATCCTACTCGGCGCGTGCCTGGTGATTGTCCTGTGGCGTGGGTTCGACCTGCTCCGTTCTCACATCGACAGGCTGTCCGCGAAAGCCCTTCTGGATGGCGTGGCGACCAATCCTTTGAAAATGACAGAGGAGGAACGCAGGGTGATCTATGACGTGTCGGTCACGCTGTCAGCACTGAGCGAAGATGTAAAGCGGCTTATTTTGGCGGTTGAGCAGATCAAGGCAAAGGTGGACGCCGCCGCTTCAGTTGAAACGGTATTCGACAACGAACAAGAACGTTCCCGGCGCGCTTAGATAAAGAGGGTCTTACAATGGCGGCATTCGGCAAAAAGTCCAGGGCGCACCTTGATACGTGCGACGAGAGGTTGCAGAGGTTGTTCGGGGAAGTGGTCAAGCGGTTTGACTGCTCGGTTATCGATGGGCATCGGGGCGAGGAAAGGCAAAACGCTCTGTATAATGCAGAACCGCAAAGGTCCAAAGTTCAGTGGCCCAACGGGAAGCACAACAAACAACCTTCGCTTGCGGCTGACGTTGTGCCATACCCTGTGAACTGGAACGACATTGAGCAATTCTATTATTTTGCGGGGTACGTGAAGGGGGTCGCTTCTCAGATGGGCATCTCAATCCGGTGGGGTGGCGATTGGGACCAGGACAACGAGGTCGGTGACGAGGGGTTCAAAGACCTGCCGCACTTCGAGATTGGATAAGTGGATCCGAATAGTTGACGCAGGATGACTTCTGGCGTATAATCAGACCGAACAAGAGATCCAGATAATCCATTTGTGCAATCCTCCCAAGATAGCAAAATGGACAAGAGAACGGCCGAGGACTGATCCCTCTCGGTCGTTTTCGCTATTATAGGGTAAAGGCGAAGGGAAAGCAGGGCAGGTTGAGAGATAAGGCGAAACCTGGATAGATTAGGCACAATTAGAGCAAAAGGCTTAGGATCGTTCCGTGAGCGCGTGGGGCTGTTTCAATTATTTTTGCCCTGGGCGCATTTTTCTATGCCTTTTCTCTTGACATATGTTTAGCTAAAGGTTATATTCTAATTGTCAGCAGGGAACAACCACCACGGAGGACACAGAGAGAAAATAGGGAACTTGGGAGAGCAACAGAAGCGCAGACGCTTGTTGCAGACCCCGCCCGGAGGAAATGGCCAACACACCACAACCTCTCGAAACAACAATGAGTCGCCGGGGATCGGACCCTGGCCTGAAGAGATCCGCGAAACTCAAACACGGAGACATATAATGGACAAGTCAAAATTGCGAGGTAATCGAAAATTCAATGTCATAGTGAAAGTTGCCAGTTTGGGCATTGAAGAAGCCTTTGAGAGTATCAATGGGAAGGATGAATGGCAGGTTCGGACAAATGCAATGTTTCTGTTCAGACACAAGTTGAATGGTGAAATGGTTTCATATGATGTTGAAGAAGTGATATAGACCATAACAAAGGAGAAGTTAAGATGACCAAGAAAGAGAAAGTGGCGATCCTGGATTTGTTGGAAAATGTCGGATATGAATTAATCAATTTGGATGGCACGGTGGATTTAGGCGAAGAAGCATTCAAGCAGATGAAGGTTTTAAAAGAGGCTTGGAAATTAGACAACTAAATATCCTGGGAGGATATCACAATGGATTCTGAACTTGCTGGATTCGCTGGATTATTCACTCCGATATGGATGTGCATCTATTTCGCAATCAAGTCGGCATTGGAAGATTGTCGCCGGAAAGCCCTACACCGGAGGTTAGGAAGATGAAGGAAATGACCCTGGAATATTACCGAGACACGGAAACGGGTCTCCGAGGTGGAACACGGACGATTTGGGTTTTGGATGCTCCGGACGATTTCGGGATCCGGGGAAGCTACTCGCAGAGATACAAGATGCTGAACTTGATCCAATTCGCACAGAGGGTCCGAGGGATGAGGCTTCTTCCTAAAAGGATCCTGAACCCTCACACCTACAGGTGGTAACTCAAACTCGGGAGGGGCTTCGGCCCCTCCCCGGAGGATTCGAAAATGATGAACAACACATATTTGATTGCTCGCCTCAAGGAAATCAACGACAAGCTGGAGGAGGCAAGGCGGTGTGAGTTGGAGGGATCGGGGTACGCTTGCTTCTGCAACATTGAAAAAGCACAGGAGATTCTGAGAGAGGTCAAAACGGAAGTATACTACGACAAGCAGGAGGTTCCAGCATGACGAACTACCCGCCAGGATGCACACACGCAGACGTTGACAGGGCATTGGGAGTTGACAGGCAGGAGCAGTTCGAGAAGTGGTGGGAGGATATGGAATACGAATGGATGGATAAGAAAGGTGATGCGGCAATGGAGTGGGACGAAGATGAACTGTGGGAAGCGTTCGAGAACGAGGAGTCGCCAGAGAATTTCGTGGCAAACTTTCAGGACAGGTAAAAAAATACCCGGTGGATGTTCGCCAGAGCATCCACCGGGCCATACGGAAAAGGAGATTCACACATGGACAATATACAAGTTGCGACTCAGGAGGTCAACCCACACCAAGAGATCATGGGCCTCGCTGAATCTGCAATGTCGTTGCGGAAGTTGGCGAGACAGGCCGAGGAAATGGGATCGATGATAGCAAAGGGCGAGTTCCTGGATGCGGCCAGAGAGAAAGAGGCGGCAATCGAACATCACATATTTGTAATCGGCCAGGGTGCGGAAGTGGACGCGCAGGAGGAAGCGCAACGGGATATGCAGATACCAGACTATGCAGAATGGCAAGCGGCCAACGAAATCGCCTTCGACAACCACTATCCAGATTGAACACTTCACGAAAGGGATCGTCATGTATAGCTTCTTGTCGATGACGCAGAACCATTGGGGTGCTGGAACAACGCAAGAGAAGGCCGAGCGTCAAATGCGACTGCAAGCAGGACAACGGCACGTGAAGCAACACGGGTTCGTCACTTACGAATTCTCGACCCCGACACAGCTTGAGGTTAGCCCGGTCAACGGTTCCTTCCAGATCGACGCAGGGGTTCGGTTCTCGATTGTCAAGAATACAACCAAGGGACAGGAAGCCTAACAACCTCCGGGGGAACGGAGGTCCATCACCCCGGCCCTGTTTTGGATGAGCAGGGTCGGGGATAAATAAAGAGGATCGTTAATGACACGGATCGAAGCGGTGAAGGAAGCGGCAAGGCGTGAGGCACAGGAGGGGCAACCTTACATGGTCTGCTATAACTGGATCAGAGGTAACGCAGACCCGCCGAGCGAAGGGTATTATATCAAGCCGGGACAGATCAAGGAGGTTCGGGTATGATTGCACCAGAAGCGTTGGAGGGGATTCTTGCACACGCCACCGGAACAGAGCAGTGGTACAAGCATTGGACAGGCCCGGTATTCTATACCGATGGGGCGAAGGTGATGGCAGAGCAAGCGCAAGCGTTTTGGTTGATCGACATTATCGCAATTCAACAGAAGTATGGAAAGGTGAAACTGGCAGACAGCCAGGAGTGGATATTGAGGAAGGACGCAAAAGGGGCCGGGGCCTTGTTGGTCTGCAAAGATGAAAGGGGAATGGAGATACTTAGGCAGACGCTCGAATACACAGATTTCCCACTATACCCGCGTGGGGAGTTTACGGTATGGGTCGAAGGGTTGCAGGGCGAACGAATCATACTGCTACCCTCAGAGCATTAAACTTTTTCAAGGAGGCAACGATGCCAGCAAAAAGGCAAACCCTTTTGGACGAACTCTCAGACCTGAGAGAAGAACTTGAACTTGAGGACATGGAACAGCAGGAGGCAATAGAAAAGATACTGACCCCTGAAATCAAGGAGCAGTTGGAACAGGCCGAGAAGAAATACGCCGAGAAGATCGCAGTCCGAAAAGAAAAAGCCAAAGACCTCGAATCCTCGATACGGGCAAACATTCTTGTTCTTGGCGAGTCCGTGAAAGGGGAAACGCTTCACGCGATTTTCGTCAAGGGCCGCACCTCCTGGGACTCGAAGAAGCTGGACGGAATGATGGTCCTTCTCCCTGAGTTGAACGAATGCCGTAAGGTTGGAAGTCCATCGGTCAGTTTGCGAAAGATTGGGTAGCGTAGTCGGCGGCTGATTGGTATTTGGAGGCAGGGCTATTCACGTGGATACAAGGGGGCGATATGAAAATCGGAGTCGAGCAGGTGATGCTTGTCGAGTTGGAAATGATCGAGGTGGCACAGTTGGTCAACGAGTTCGAGAAACTTGGGAAAGAATACATCAAAGAACACCCGGTCTTGAGGGGGTTCTATACGCACCTTGTTGAAGTCAGGGACGCGGCAAGGAACGCCCTGGTGGATGGGAAGCACATTCAACTGATAAACCCGACTGAGACAGGTTGACAAGTGGTGTATATATATGTATAATCATATAGGAAACAGAAACCAACAAAAACAGAAGGGAGGCTGACCGGATGACCCCGAAACAGATCAAGGTGTTAAGAACGGATCGGGGATTGACACAAGAGCAGTTCGCCAGAGAACTCGGCGTGTCGCACATGACGATTTCCAGGTGGGAGAAGGGGCGCAGTATTCCGAGGGGGTTGAGTAGGAGTGCGTTGGACAAGTTCTCCAAACGAAAAGCGGCTTAGATAAAGTGTGCGTAATGCCGGGGAATTCTTGGAGGGAGGACCCGGTGCAGACGCACACCTTGCCGGGGCAGATCGGTTCTGTGGGGGTGCCATCTGCCTCGGCTTTATTTTACAATGGGAGGATTGAAAGCGATGACAGAACAAGAACTGAAAAACCTCGAAGCGGTGTTTCCTGCGGAGTTGGTCAAGAACCGCGAGGGCAGGGGAGGGAAAACCTATTCGTATTTTGATACGCCTACGATAATTCGCCGCCTCAATGAATGTTTTGGTGGCGATTGGTCTTTTGAGGTCAAAGGCCATTGGGTCCGGGATGACGAGGTAGTGGTCCTGGGAGAGATCACGGCGGGAGGTGTTGTCAAGCAACAGTTCGGAGAAAGCGAAACGGAGAGATATTCGCAGGGCCACAAGAACGCCGGAAAACCTCTCAGCATAGGCGATGACCTCAAGTCTGCAACGTCTGACTGTTTGAAGAAATGCGCCACCCTACTCGGTGTCGGCCTTGAACTTTACGACAAGAAAACCGGAAGCAGGAACGGTGGGGGGCAAGGGAATGCGCCGCCGGGGAATCCAGACGAGAAGGCGAACCCCAGGCAGATCAAATATATCGAAAGTTTGCTCAAGAACGCCGCTATACCTATGGAGGTGAAGGACCGGGCGGTGGCGGCAATCGCAAAGGGGATGGGAAAAACACAGGCTTCAGAATCTATCGAAGCGTTGAAGGCCATTATTGAAAAGGCAAAGGGCGATGGCGAAGCAAAATGAAACGCTGGAGGATCGGCTTAAGGCAGGGTATGTATACGAGATCGATTCCAATGACCGAACACAGATGGTTGTGACAAACACAGAAGGGGTTCGGTATGAGGTCGAGTTGACCGACAACCCCTATTGCTCTTGCCCGGCCTTCATACTCTGCAAACATATTCGGGACGGGTGGACATTGAAAAACGTGAGGGTGAGGGATGCCAGAACAACAGCCGGGGCTTGAGGAAGTCCACTTTCAATATCCAGTGGTAATCCAGGAGGACGAAAACGAACGGTTTTACCACTACCGGACAATGGCAACAAAGCACCTGCAAGCGTCCGTTTTGCATTACCTGCATTTCGGCCTGTGGGCGCGTAAGATCAAGCAGGAGATACCCGCAGACCTGTATGGGTTCGATACCTTCGAAGCCCTGTGTTTTGCTCCTATGGAGTCCGGGGGGTTTGGTCTACGATCCAACGAGGTATACCACGCAATCCGGGTGGTCGAGAAGTTCGTGCTTGAACTGCATACCTCGCCCGAGTTCCTGGCCTTGTGTTCAAAGTCGAACCTGAAATTGCTACAGCCGCATATCAATGCAGGGAACCGGGGGGAAGCACTTGCAGACGCTCAAGTATGCACCGTGAAGGACTTGCAACAGAACATTAAGGACGGGAAATACTCAGGGGGGGTGATCGATTTTGACCCGGAGAAAGAACCGGAGATTGACACGCAGACGAAACTCGAACGGGACCAACTGTTGATGGACCTCATTTCGGATCTGGAAGCGTGGAACGATGGCAGGGTCCACAAGAATTGGTTCCATCCTGGATGCCCGAAAACGCTCAGACTGATTGCATATCTCAAGACAACGGGAGGGTCATCTGTATGACGAGTTTCAAAATTCGACATGAGACATTGGGCAGTCACGTGCATTGTCAATTATTCGCCGGGGCTGATCCTGAACATAGAGCATTGACTGGGAATTTTTGTATGCGGCAAAACGAGTTCGATGATTTCAAGAACTGTATCAAGAACGATTATGTCGTGTTCGACGAGAGGCGTTAAACGACACAGTTTCGCGGGAGGGTAGCATGTTGAAGGGATTCGAGAACCACACAAGCCACGGCAACACCATCGAAACGGAACTCCCTGCCGTGCGCCAGATCATCCAGGAGGCGAGGAAGGACAACCCAATCAAAAGCCCTGAGATCGAGCGGCGGCTGAGACTGTGCGGCCCACAAGTCCGGGCCTGTGTCCACGAACTTCGACTACGGGGGGAACCTGTATGCAGTAGTTCCAAAGGTTACTTTTGGGGAACGCCAGACGAGGTAATGGAAACGGTCACGCATTTGGAGCAGAGGATTCGCAGTTTGTCGGAGATCGCCAGGGCGTTGAAGGGGTCTTACAGCACACCGCAACAGGTTGAAATGAGTTTAGGGGTATAACCGGGCGGTGCCTCGCAGACCACCGCAAAAAGCGTTTGACTCTTAGCGAAAGGAGGCATATATTCAAAACACCATTGGGGCAGTCATCAAGTAGTTCAGGCACGATTCAAAATTGTATAAGTCAAATATACGCCTGGATTCCCAAGTCTGTTCGGTGACTGCCCCAAACAGTGCCTACAGAGGGAATCCAGGCGTTTTTCTATTTGGGAGTAATGGTTGTGAATAATGGGCAACGATACAATCCTTACAAAATGTTTCACGGATCGTTTATCCCTGATTGGCTTTCGAAACGCCAAGACCTGGGAGCGGGGGCGAAGATGGTATTTGCACGCCTTGCGAGGTATGCGGGGGATGATGGGTATTGCTATCCGTCATACAAGACAATCGCAGACGAAATTGGGATGGCCCGGATAACTGTAATCAAGGCCGTGGGCCAACTTGTGGAAAAGGGGCTTTTGCAAGTTGAATCGGGCATGCAGATCGGAAAGGCGAATCGGTATTTCTTCTTGTGGGATGATGATTTTGTGCAGGTAAAAGAGGGTGGTCAAGAAAGTATACCCCCCCGGTCAGAAAAGTATATGGGGGGTGGTCAAGAAAGTATACCCAAAGAGAATCAAGAAGTAGAATCAATAACTAAAAACAACGCCGAACCCGTTTTTGTTGTTGATCCAGATGCCAAACAACTCAGGGACCGAATCGCAAAGGAGGTTCTAAGCTGTGCCGCCAGGACGTTGCAAATCTCAGATTCTCAGGTTCGCATTATACAGACCTACAGATTCCCGTTACCCAAGACGATGACGCACAACGATGTTGTGGACGAGATCAACAAGGTGATGGAGCGTATCAAGAAAAACTGTAGCTGGAATTATATCATCGGGACACCGGACGCGCCGGGCATCTTGGGCAATATCATCAATCAACATTTAGCCAAAAAGGAGGAAAAGGCAGAGCAGGACAAACGCACAAAGATAGTCAGGACGGAAAAGGAAATGATGCGATTAGCCGCCATTCGGAAAGCAGTCAAAGCACAAAAGGAGAGTCACGCATGATTACGAAAGTCACAATTACGCCAGAGCAGTTGAGAGATATTATTGAGGTAGCATGCGAATCGCCAATGTCCGGGGAGTTGCATGTGTCGAAACCCAATGGCGAGGACGCAGAAACAAAGGCAACGTTCACGGTCACAATGTGCCAATCTCACATTATCGCTTTGGTCAAGGATCACATCGAAGCATCCACCGGGGGCGATGTTGGCCCTATCGAATTTACCAGGGGTAAGGGTGGAGTGGGCGCCACAATGTCAGTTGGATTTGGAAATAGTGCTGAAGGCGAACAAGAATGAATTACGTGATGGCCTGGGAGAATACCCACAAAAGGAGCGTCAGGCTTCGTTACGACCTCTCAGGCCATCAATCTTGCCCGTTCTGCGTAATGGGGCAGGTTTCCGAGATCGGGCAACTGTGCGCTTGCTGTGGGGCCGTGGTGGCAAGTATCCATCTAAACGAGAATGATCTATTCAGGAGAAAGATGTATGCTGAAAGGCTTGAGCAAAAGAGATCGCGCCCTGGTGGACCTCCGGGCCAGGATGGGAAAGTATTTCGATGAATCCGGTCTGTGTGTCCCTGCAATGGAAGTCCGAGCCAGGATGCTCAAGATCCCGGTTGCAGAGTATCGGGCGAAATGTCTCCAGTATAAAATGGACCGGCCGAATCCGGATTGGGGAACCGATCAGAAGCACCGCGAACACCAGGAGGCCTACGAGCAGTCCGTTGCCGCCAAGATGGAACGCCCTTCACACCTTCCGATCTGAGGACGCTATGACCTTTGGTTCTTTGTTCTCGGGAATAGGAGGTATTGATTTAGGACTTGAACGTGCCGGGATGGAATGCAAATGGCAGGTGGAGATCGACCCGTTCTGCCGCAAGGTATTAGCAAAGCACTGGCCAGATGTCAGGAGGTATGAAGATGTCAGAACCGTTGGAGCAGATAACCTTGAGCCTGTCGATGTCATCGCAGGGGGGTTCCCATGTCAAGACGTATCAGTCGCAGGGAAACGCGAAGGACTCAAGGAAGGCAACAGATCGGGCCTCTGGTTTGAATACCACAGAATCATTTGCGAACTACGACCCAGATACGTCCTCGTGGAGAACGTGCCAGGCTTGCTTGCTAACGGTATGGACCGTGTTCTCGGAGACTTGGCCGAAATCGGGTACGATGCGGAGTGGCAGGTGCTATCGGCAGCGGACATGGGGGCACCGCACCTCAGACGGCGAGTCTTCATTGTGGCCTACCCCAGCACAGGACAGCGTGTCTATGCGGAAGAACAAATACAAGCAGGGGGGTATGCCGCTGACAACGGCGGTAATGATGTGGCATACACCCACACGGGGAGATTCGAGAGGTGCGGGACCAAATCAGCACACAGCGACACTCGGAAGGGATATAAAACAAAAGCATGGTGGACAGTTGAACCCGACGTGGGTCGAGTGGCTAATGGGGTTCCCGCCAGGGTGGACCGACTTAAATCCCTCGGCAACGCCGTAGTGCCGCAATGCGCTGAATACATAGGACGGATGATAATTGACCATGCCAATCAAGCCAGAGAACAAGCACTTGTACCCTGACAACTGGAAAGACATTCGGGCCGAATTGCTCGAGGAATACGGCAACTGTTGCCAGGGGTCGATGGCATACCCGGATTGCAGGGCGGCGAATGGACAGGCGCACCCGGTCACAGGGTCCAGGGTGGTGTTGACGATTGCCCATTGGCCAGACCATTCGCCCACAAATAACCACCGAAAGAATCTTAATGTCTGGTGTCAGCGATGCCACCTTGCAATGGATCAGCCGCACCGCCTGAAAACTGCGGCACTCACACGGAAAAGGAAACGCCTCGCTATGGAAATGGAGAAACTTGTATTGTCAGCCGAGGACTTGATACAGAAGTCCGAGGAACTGGATGCAATGACCACGGACCCGATTACGCCAGAGGTTCGGAAAGGGTTGTCCACACTGAAGAAACGGATTGCGATATTCGAAAAGCTGGACTTTGAAGTCAAGAAGGAATCTCTCAGATTGGCCTCGAACCAGATTCCACTACCTGTGAGGGGGTAGTATGAAACTACTATACGCAATCAAATACGCCACCGGGAAGGTGGAGCAACACCGGAGGTCGGCGGCGCAGATACAAAAGCTGATTGCATCTGGAAAAGTGATCGATGCCCGGGTGGTGGTAACGTTTACCCCGGAACAGCAGGCCCATATCCTGGCCGTGAAGGGGTTGCCCTGCACCGTCTGCGGCAAGGCCGCACCGTCAGAAGCGCACCATTGCGGCACAGGGATGGGTAGACGGAAAGATCACGCGAAGGTGATACCTGTATGCCAGGACTGCCACATAAGCCGGCCAGGGGGCGAGTGTTTGCTGTCCAGAAGGGAATGGGAACGGGAATATGGCACGGAAGACTATCACCTTCAGAAAACCGAAATATTCCTCCAGCGGCGCGTTTGTCCGTGAAGTGTATTGGATCAGCTATAAGGAGTGCTTGGAATGTCAACAAAGCGAGAACTACTTGCCTCGAACGGTCTGGACCTTGGAACCTTACAGTCGTTGCCCTTCATGCAAAGGCCCGACGAGTTACTTTGTAGCCAAGAAATGATCGAACTGTGGGAGGGTCGGAAGGCCTTGTATTTTTGGTTTTGCAATCACGTCACCCGAATAATAATGGAGGACTGAATGGCATTTTTTACAATGGTGTTTGTCCTGGTGTTGTACGGATTCCTCGACTCGGCCCAAGACAAATTGAACAGTGCGAAATACAAAAGGAATCCAGGAGTGCCGAAAACGTGGTATAATTATATGCCCCGGCCCTTTTATGATCTGTGGCATTTGGTAAAAAGGACGCGGCTCTACCTTCTCCCGGTTTACATCCTGGCCTTGTGGGTCTGGCCGGAGATGATCCCGGAGTGGCAGGGGTGGTTTGGCTTCGCGGTCTCAGTCGGATTCCTTTACGTATGGGGAAGGATCACATGGAAGCTGATTCCGAATCCTGAATGGTGGTTCAAGACGAAAGAAGGCTAAACCTTGGAGGAACCAGACAATGAGCGCGAGTGACAAGATTTGGAGGGGCAGGTAAACGTATCCGCTGACCTGATACGCAAGCAGACGGCCAGGATCACCGAAATGCAGGAAGCGGCCGATTACGAACGATCAACGGACAATTGACAAATGTTGTAACCTGACGTAAATTTGCCCTACAGTGTATCCACGTGAATAGATCAAATCGTTATACCCACCGGGGGGAAAAGGATGGCGAAGCAACAGAAGGCCAAAGTTACAGACTTCACACCAGACAGCAAGAACGCCAACAAAGGCACGGAACGAGGCCGGTCCCTTCTCGAAAAGTCACTTCGGGAATTGGGGGCCGGCCGTTCTATTTTGGCAGACAAGCACGGCAACCTAATAGCGGGGAACAAGACCGCAGAGGTGGCAGGGGAAATTGGCCTGGACGAGGCCATCGTAGTCGAGACAAACGGGCATCAGGTGGTGGTAGTCAAGCGGATGGACCTGGACCTGGGAGAAGATGAGAAGGCGCGGACATTGGCATATATGGACAACAGGGTTGGCGAACTCGACCTTGAGTGGGACATCGAGCAACTGTTAGAAGACAAGGAGCAGGGGGTGGCACTTCCGTGGACAGATGTCGAACTGGGCAAGATGTTTCAAACTGAAGGTGAAGACCCATATTCCAACAAGGTGAATACCCCTACTTATGAACCGTCAGAAGAAAAGCCGATGGTTGGAGAACTGTTTGACAATACCTATGCCAAACAGCTTATCGCTGACATCCGGGGATCGAGCATCCCGAAAGCAGAAAAAGATTTCCTTATCCTGGCCGCAGGGAGGCATGTCAAGCTGGACTTCGAGCAGATCGCAGACTACTACGCTCATTCCAACAAAGAGATGCAGGAATTAATGGAGGACAATGCCCTGGTGATCGTGGACTTCGACAAGGCCATTGAAAAAGGATGGGTGAAGCTATCCGTAAAGATGGATGCTCAGTTCGAGGAAGAAAATGAAGGATGATTTCGCCGCCTTCATCCTGACACACGGCAGGGCAAATAATGTTGCTACATACGATACCCTCAAGAAGCATGGGTATACTGGGAAAATCTACCTCCTGGTAGACGATACGGATAAACAAATCGAGGAATACAAGGAACGGTATGGGGATCAGGTAATCGTCTTTGAGAAGCAAAAAGCAATAGACATGACGAACTGCTGTGATAATTTTGGGGTGGGGAAACCGTTGGATTCAGCTTGCAACAAGACGATTACGTTTGTGCGAAATTATGCCTTTGTTATTGCGAAAGAGTTGGGCCTTAAATACTTCCTTCAGCTTGATGACGATTATACGAATTTCTGGTTTACGATTGACAATGACAGAAACTACCTGACGGCGCATAAGAAAATCCAAGACCTTGACCGGACATTTGAAATGGTGGTGGAGTTCCTGGTTGAGAGTGGCGTGCAGACCGTATGCATGTCTCAAAGTGGCGACTTCATCGGGGGGCCAAATTCCACGATAGCGAAAGCAGGAAGGGCGGGGAAGTGGTCACGGAAGGCGATGAACTCCTTTTTTGTGTGTGTGGACAGGCCGTTTAAGTTCCTGGGACGGATGAATGAGGATGTGAACACGTACACGTCAATGGGTAATACAGGAACCAAGTTCCTCACCATCCCGAGGTTGAGGCTCAAGCAGGGTGCATCGCAGGCGAATGAGGGTGGAATAAGCGAAATGTATCTGGACTTCGGGACTTATGTAAAGTCATTCTATACCGTTATGGTTGCGCCGTCGAGTGTGTCGGTGGGGAAAATGGGCGTGATCAATATGCGCCTTCACCATCATGTCAAATGGAAATATACAGTTCCGCAGATCGTCAGCGAAGACCTGAAGAAACACCTATAGGATTCACACATTGCCCAACCACCGACAAATAGCAGAAGCAGAACGCCGCCGCGCCCTGGTGATGGGGTATTGGAAGAAAGGGCAACGCAACCAGACCCGAATCCGGGCATTGCTGGAAACGGACCACGGTATCAAGATAGATCGATCCACCGTGGCGAAGATGATCGCAAAGCAACGAAAGCTATGGAGAGAATCTGCCGAGACCGACTTTACAGAAGAACAAACACAGGTGCTCGAGGAAATAGAGCTTGTCAAGTTCACATACTGGCAAGAGTGGGAGAGGTCGCAGAAGGACATCGAAGAAACAAGCCAGATGGCCGAGGAATCCGGGGAGCAGATTAAAGAGGTAGATGGACAGCCTATCCCGGTGTTGGTGAAGGACATCAAGAAACGGGCCACCAACAAGACGAGGGAGAGGCTTGGCGACCCCCGGTTCCTGCAAGGTGTCGAGCGGATGATCGAGCAGAGGCGGCAGGTATTGGGCATCGACAAGCCCGTTGCAGACCCAAGCAAGACCGCAGAGGAAATCCGACAATTCTTACACGAGATCGATGGAAGCATAGAGGGACCACCAGACGATGACGGGAAAAAGCCTGACCTCAAGGTGGGATAGACTGAAGCACCACGATGTTCAATATTCGGGGTGGCACAGTCCGCACCGCTTCAATGTTGTCCCTGCCGGCCGCCGATCTGGCAAGACAGAGATATGGGGGAAACGCCGCTTTATCTATCGGGCGATGCGTGGGTCTGCAAGGTTCAATGATGCCCGGTATTTTGTGGGCGCACCCACCAGGGACCAAGCGAAGCGCATCTATTGGGGCGATCTTAAGAAGATGTTCCCGCCGCAGATAGTCGAGGACAAGTCCGAATCCGAACTGATGATAGAGCTTGCCACCGGGACACGGATATTCGTTATCGGGATGGACAAGCCAGAGAGGATAGAGGGTACGCCGTGGGACGGTTGTGTCCTGGACGAGTATGCCAATATGAAAGCGAAGGTGTGGGGTGAGCATGTGCGCCCGGCACTTTCTGACCGTTTGGGGTGGTGTGACTTCATCGGAGTCCCGGAGGGCCGAAACCATTACTACGAACTGAGCCGCTTTGCCCTTCAGGAGATGGCAGAGAAAGGCGAGGACAGTGCTTACGGGCATTATTCGTGGCCGTCTGCTGACATACTCCCGGAATCGGAGATCGAGGCGGCAAAGGCCGATCTGGACGAACTGACATATGACCAGGAATACAACGCTTCATTTGTCAATTTCAGCGGAAGGGCTTATTATCCGTTCATAGAGGCAACGCATACCGCCAGGATCAAGCCGCTATACAACACACTCAAACCTCTGATCCTGTGTTTTGACTTCAACGTCGAGCCAGGGGTGGCGGCAATCGCTCAGGAAATGACGCTCCCTACAGGCAAGCCGGGAACAGGTTGCATCGGGGAAGTCTACATACCCCGTAACAGCAACACACCGGCCGTATGCAGGAAGATCGCACAGCAGTGGGGCAATCATGCCGGGAACGTGGTTGTGTATGGGGACGCCTCCGGGGGGGCCAGAGGATCGGCAAAGGTGAATGGGTCCGATTGGGATTTAATCAAGTTTGAACTGAGAAAGACTTTCGGCAACCGAGTCCACTACAGAGTCCCTTCTGCCAATCCCGCCGAGCGATCCAGGATCAACGCGATGAATACCCGGATCAAGGCAGGGAACGGGCATATCCGCTTGATGGTGGACCCGGTAGAATGCAAATGGTTGGTGAAAGACCTCGAAGGCGTCCAGACCCTTACGGGTGGAGCAGGGGAAATCGACAAGGCCAAAGACAGAAAACTTTCGCACATGACGGACGCATTAGGGTATTATATCTCCAAAGAGTTCCCGGTCCGGGATAGCAGGGTACGACGTGCCTCGCTGAGTATTGGATAATCACAGGGGGAAATTGCCATGCCAGTCGAAGCATCGAATACGGAATACCAGAAACACAAAGACCAGTGGGAGAGGTGTGAAGATGCTTTCGAGGGCACCGATGCAGTCAAGGCAAAGGGCGCAAAGTATCTGCCCAAGCTGTCAGGACACAAAGATGCGGAGGACCGATATAAGGCATACAAGCAACGTGCTTTGTGGTATAACGCTCTGCGAAGGACGGTCGAAGGTGTCCACGGTGCTGTGATGCGTAAGGATGTGACATACGTTTTGCCACAACCTGTCGAGGATCAGTCAAAGGATATTACCCTGGACGGTATGACCCTGGACGAACTGACAAAGGCCACCTTGCGCCGCATCCTTATGACGGGTCGCTATGGCCTGTTCACCTCATACAGCGAGGACGAGAAGCGGCCCTTTATTCGGGGGTATGATGAAAAAAATATCCTGTATTGGGAGTCGGATCGATGGGAGGGCAGGACACAGCTTACGCACCTGAGACTGAAAGAGGTATATCTTGAAACAGATGCCGAGGACGAATTTAGCGTGACCGAGAAAGACCAGATCAGAGTATTCCGGTTGATGAGCAACGACACCACCGGAACGGGCCTGGTGGTTGATGTATACAGGTTAGAGAGTTCAGCCAGTGGCGGCGACGAGTGGGTGTCCGTGGAGCAAATCTTCCCCACAAGGCAGGGCGAACGGTTGCAGTTCATCCCGTTCAGTTTCGTGTCTGGTGTAGGGACGCAACCGGGTGTGGAGGAAGCACCGTTCCTTGACCTCGCCGATGTGAACTATACCCATTACCGGACGGATGCAGACTACCGGGCGAATATGTTCCTTTGTGCGAATCCGCAATTGCTCCTGACAGGTTGGGAAACGCCGATTACAGATTCCACGGAAACAGATGGGTATGAGGGTGAAGCCCTGAACTCCAAAGTGCCTATCGGATCCGAATACGCTTTGATTCAGTCTGCCGCCGATGCCGATGCTAAGTGGATCGAGTTGGAAGGGAAGTCCCTGGAAACGCAAAGCACTGAGGAAGATCGCCTTGAGAAGAAAATGGCGGTCCTGGGTGCGCGGATACTTGAGGAGCAGAAAGCAGGGATCGAGACAGCCGCCGCGCAGCAGTTCAGACACGCCGGGGAGCGTTCTGCCCTGGCAGGACTTGTCCGTGGTGTCGAGTCAGGCATTGAACAAGCCCTGTCGCAATATTCGTGGTGGGCCGGGTCGTTGGATTCCTGGCAGAACCCGATGGACAACGAAATTCTCGATGTGGATATGAACAAGGATTACATGGCCGCTTCTATGCCGCCGCAGATGCTTACGGCACTGATGCAGGGCTTACAGAATGGGAACATCGACTTCGAAACGTGGCACTACAATCTCAAGAAGGGCGAAATTACAATACCGGACGATACCCCGAAAGCGATGGAAGAACGCCTGTTCACACAGAACCCCATGTTCGTCCCGGCAACCTTCTTTGGCGATGGCGAAGATGTGGACATTGAGGAAGCGGCGTAATGTTGATCGTTCATCCTAAAATCTACGTGGAGATGCTTGGACTGTATGGGAAGGACTACATGGACGGAAGGGTGAGGACAACGCTTCCGGTGGAGATTGGCACACCTGAACCTGTGGAGATTATTCAGGGCAGGCACATCCAGACCAAAGAGAGCAAGCGACGAGCGCGATCCATTGAGCGAGAGAAGGAAGTCCGGTTCTTCAACCCGAGGAAGTTCTGATCGATGGCCCTGACCGATGAAATAGCCGACACCTTGACTGAGCAGGACATGGATATAATGCGTGTCGGTGGTGGAAGGCGGCGCAAGATGGTTCAGGAACTCAACGCTCTTATGGGTGAACTGATTGCCCTGTTGCGTTCCGAATCCCTGGACCCTACCGCAGTCACCCGAACCAGGGACGTAAGGAACAGGATTGACAAACTGTCGAAAGAGGTGGGGCTTAAAGTCCGCGAAGCCTATTCAGGGTTGCACCGGGCGACAAAGAAGGAACTGGAACTGCTCGTCACGTTCGATGCGAACGGTCTGGTGGGAGGTGCAAACTTCGCCGCCGATGTTTCCTTGTTCTCAGGAACGATCAATGCCACACAAGCCAGGGAGATAGTCAACACAACCACGATGCAGGGGCAGACGTTGGGCAAATGGTTCCAGGCCAACGCCAACGACTACGCGAACCGGGTGGTCCTTCAGGTAAACGAAGGGGTCAAGGCAAATGAGACAATAAACCAGATCACCACACGGGTTCGCAGGACGGCCATTCCTTCTATTCGCAATGCGGTCACGCTCACCGACACGGCCAGTGCCGCAGTAATCAATCAAGAGCGTTTGGAGTTGTATCAACAGAACGCAGAGGTGGTCAAGGCAGTCCAGGCAATCAACCCGCTCGACTCTCGAACGTCTGACATATGCAGGGCCAGGGCCGGGAGGGTATGGCGGCTTGACGATCCGGGTTTTCCTGGGCCTCCACCGTGGCATTTCAATTGCAGGACAACCCTTGTGCCGATTACCTATTCAGGAAATAGCTTGAAACGGGTGAAAGGAAAGGCTAAATTAAAGCGAGAACTTAAAGACCTGACTGGTGGCGAGATCAAAGAGATCAACGGCGCACCCGCCAAGAATGTGACTTTCGAGTCGTTCCTGAACAAGCGATCAGTCGCACAGCAGAAGGAAATACTCGGACCCGGCAAATACAAATTGTGGAAAGATGGCGATATAAATATGCGAGATTTGATCGACCAGACAGGTCGGCCGCTTACCCTGGAACAACTCAGGGCGAAACACCAATAACAAACCTCTGAAGGGGGAGAAGTAGACATGCCAAAGATTACGTATGACAGCCGCGATGCGGTCCCGGAACATCTGAGAGATGGTGCCGAGGAGCTTGGAGAGGGCGCAGGTTTCACGGTTACGGTTGATAGCATCGAAGATGATGTTTACAAGCCGCAGACTGCCGGGATGCGTTCAGCTTTGGAGAAGCTGAAAACGGCAGACAAAGACCAGAGGGAGAAACTTCGTGCCTACGAGGGTATTGATCCAGAGGAATACCAGAAGTTGAAAGAAGCGCAGGACGAAGCCGCCCGGCAGTTGGCCGAGAAGGATGGCGATGTGGAGTCCCTGGTGGACCAACGCACAAAGAAGATTCGGGAGGAAGCGGAAGCGAAGCAAAAGGCAACCGATACACAGCTTGGCGACCTGACTTCCCTCTTGAATAAATTGGTGGTTGAGAACGAGTTGACCGCCGCCGCCCTTTCCGCAGGTGTCCAAAAGGGTGCGGTGCAGACTGCCGTTCTACTTGCTCGAGCCAGTGTAAAACGTGACGGTGATAATGCCGTGGTGTATGAGGCAGATGGGACCACCGAACGCTTTGGCAGTGATGGCGAGCGAATGAAACCCGCTGAGTTCCTTGTGGAGTTGGTCAAGGATCACCCATACCTGTTGGAGAAATCTTCAGGCGCAGGAGGCGACAACAGTTCCGGGAGTGGTGGCGCAGGGAGCAACGGCCAGCCACCGGGCAATCCTTTGGCGTGGAACGAGAAGCAGAAAATGGATTACATCAAAGAACACGGAGGGACTGCATACGCGGAGATGATTTCCAAGTTCAAGACCCCTTCGCCAACGCCGCAAACATAAGAGAACACCCGTTTCGCAGACGGTAACTCCCTCAAGTTCTCCCATTTAGGAGGATTTGAGATATGGCAATCGGAGACAAAACAGATTTCGTGATCTACGAGGACGAGGCCTTTGCGGGTTTCTCCGACATGATCAAGCAACGTTCGGACCTGTTCAACGAAGCATCGCGGGGAGCGATTACCCTGGTCACACGCGCAGAGCGTGGTGACTTCACGAAGCGTTCTTTCATTGATCGCCTTTCCGGTCTGGTGACGCGGCGTGACATTACCGCGACCACCGCCGCAACCGGAATCGCCGTCACGCAGGACGAGCAGGTTTCCGTCAAGCTGAACCGTAAGGGTGGGCCGATCGAGCAGACCCTTGATTCCTGGGCAAAAATTATGCCTGACGAAGATACCACCCGTCAGACTTCATTCCGGCTTGGGGAACAGCTTGCAAAGGCGTTCCAGGTGAACATGATCGATGCCGCCATCCGTGGTTGTGAAGCCGCGCTTGATGGTGTCGTGGCACTGGAACACAACAGGTCAGCGGGAACGCTCCGTTCTCAGGACTTGGCAGATGGCCTGGGCAAGTTGGGTGATGCCTCGAACGAGATGGTTGTGTGGGTGATGCACTCAAAGGTCGCCACCGATCTCTTGAAAGAGCAGATGGGGCTTGCAATCACCAATGTGTCGGATGTGAATATCATCGAGGGCACGATTGCAACATTGGGCCGGCCCACGTTGATCGTCGATTCCCCGGCACTGATCGAAGCAGGTTCACCCGATACATACATCACCCTGGGCTTGAAAGTTGGGGCCGTGTCTTGTGTCGAGTCTGAACTGCCGCGATTCCAGGACGAAATTGTAACAGGGCTTGAGAACCTTGTGGGCCGGGTGCAGGTCGAAACGGCCTTCAACCTGGGCGTTCTTGGATTCAAGTTCGGGGCCACCATCAACCCCACCGATGCACAGGTGGCAACCACCGGGAACTGGACGCAGGTTTTCGCATCCCACAAATCGCTTGCGGGTTGCCGAATCTACAGTCAGTAGTTTTAGTTAGCTGACCAGGGCGGGTAAGGGTGGGAGATCGTTGGACCCCGGCCGCGACTCCCACCCCCCGCCTTTTCAAAGGAGCAAATGGTATGGCGCAGGATACTGTATTGGTGTGGGCAGGGAACAGAGACTTCGCACTACAGCAAGCCGGGGCCAGAGTCGTTTCTGACAAGTTCCCGGAAAAGAAAGTGGAGTTATGCGGGACAAAAGGATTCGGTAGTGCGGAGGAAATGCGCGACTACCACGCCGTAGTGATTCCTCACAACCAAGAAGCGATCCTCGACTCCTATCAACAGTTGGCCCCGAACGAGAAATACCCGCTTGTCCCTGAAATAGTGATCGTGGAAGCACCGCAGGAGTATCGGGCGACATTACCCCCGGACCCGGTGCAGGTCGATGGGACGGTGGCCCCGGAAGTCTACGCCGAGCCTGTGGTCCCTGAGGCGGTGGAAGATGGCATGGTAGACCGCGAACAGGTGGAGAGCATTTCCGCGCTGGACCTCAAATCAATGAAAGAACTTCTCCCGGCATTGGTCGAACCCGGATTGGTCAAAGCACTGATCGAAGCCGAGGGGGTCAAGGGCCGCAGGACACGAAGCACAGTGATTGCCGCACTCAAGGAGCATCTGGAAACGCTGAATTAATCAAAAGCCGGGGGGCTTACTTTGAAAATTCTGTGGTTGACCACTGACCGAAGTTTGAGAGTCGCACAACTCTTTGATCCATTGCGTAAAGCGGTGGGGGAGTTGTGCGATTTGCACGTTATACAGCAGAAGGGCATCTGGTATCGAAAGGACGTGGCAGGGGGCCAGGAGGCCGAGCCGTTGCTTGAGGTGGACTTTGCCAACACCTTTGATATAATATTCACAGATGCCCCGTTCGCCTTCCTGGGTGAGCGTTGGGGGGCTATAAGCACTCCGAAATGCGCCTTGATGGAAGATCAGCACTCGCTCGTTGTTCAGGGGTATATGGAAAGCTGTTTCGAGCAGGGCTTCACCCATTTCTTTACCCGGTATCGAGATCCCACCTACGGCAACCATTCCTATTTGTTGTCCAGGCCGACATATTGGTTGCCACATTCCATCGACCCGGAGGTGTTTCACCCCGATTATCCTGAGAAGCAACCACCGGACCCGATGACGGCATTGTTTACCGGGTCTGTTGGGCGCAAGGAGTCCGGGGCATATCCTTTGCGGGTTCACCTCTGCAACGCCCTGGAAGGGCACCCACGCTTCGTCAGGGTGGAACGTCCTAAGGATGTGAGATCCAAGCAGGAAGCATCCGAGCGATCCGGGTATATGGGCAAGAGGTATGCCGAGTTGCTTTCAATGGCAGACCTATCATTCGCAACGGGGTCCAAGTTTCGATATGTCGTTGCCAAGTATTTCGAGATACCTGCTTGCGGGGCCGCGCTGATGTGCGACTTTATGCCAGAGATGAAGGATTTGGGATTTATACCCCTGGTGAACTGCATCGAGATCGGTACCAAGACACCGCTCACGGAACAAGTTGACTATTGGCTTTCAACCCCATATCGTAAAACCATAGCGGAGAACGGACGGCGGCTGATCCACGGGAGGCACACCACGCAGGTTCGCGCAAGGGAACTTGTCAACACTTTTGGGAATATCATTGATGGCAAAACCGAAAGCACAACCCCAAAGACCCAACAAGAGGGCCAGCTACAACTATTGGCTTGAGCCTGACAATCTGATGAAGCAAGCGCATGTTCACCGCTACAATGAGGCGGCGTGTTTTGTGTCTGGCCGCGTGGTTGATCTGGCTTGTGGTTGGGGAATGGGCACGTCGATACTTGCCGATGTGGACATGGTGGATTCGGTGTTCGGTATGGACGCAGATTTGGAAGCGATCAATTTTGCATCCAGGCAATGCCCGAATATTGCGTTTGGAATATCCGATTTCAACAGTCCACATTTCCATGTTCCCACCGCAGTCGATTGGGTGGTGTCCCTGGAAACCATAGAACACCTCGAGGATCCGATACAGTTTGTTGCAAAAATCAAGGATGCCGCCGCCGTGGGCGTGGTGGTGTCCGTTCCAATAGAACCCACAAAATCAAAGAACGCTTTCCACCTTCACGACTTTACCGCAGATCAAGTTGATAGTTGGTTCCCTCGGTGGACAATCAAAGCAGATAGACGCCTTATGCAGAAGGTAGGCAATAGAACAATCGCGCTCGGCAAGTTGGGGGTATATCTCAAGCCGTGATACACGATTTCACATTCATGATTAAAACACTGTTGCGCCCGGAGGCGTTGGGACGGTTGCTCCCGACCCTCCGGGCCTTCTATCCAGATACCCCGGTGATGATAGCCGACGATTCGCCAGACCCATACCCGGAGGTGGCAAAAGGATTCGATTGTGAATATTTCACATACCCATACGACATCGGGATCGGCCATTGTTACAACGATATGCTGGACAAGATCAAGACTCCTGGCGTGGTCCTTCTCGATGACGATTTTATATTTTCCAAACAGACGGAAGTCGAAAAGCTGTGGGCCTGGGTTGCGTCCGGGCTATATGATCTTGTGGGAGGGCGGGTCTGGAATACCACGCGCCGGGACTTTCAAGGGTTCGTGGGATTTTTCTACTCAGATGGAGAGAACATCACAAGCCTGAAGAAAGTGCCACAAGACAAGGTGCGGACAATCAAGCAGGTAGACATAACGATGAACTTTTGGGCGGCGTCAACCGAGTCTCTGCGGAGGGTCAGATGGAACGAGGAACTAAAGGTGTGCCGACACGAAGATTTCTTCTTGAGATACTTAGGCCACACGCCAACGAAGCGGAGGGGGCTGCCCAAAGCGGCGCAGGTGGGACACAAGCACCGGGTGGGGTTCTATCCGCAGTGTATCGTAACACACGACAACAGGAGTTTCATGGGGCGGGACAAAAACCACGAATACATCTGGCATCGCAAGGGCAGGTTTGACACGTTCCGTCAGGTGTTCATTGATATTTGGGGGTTTGAATTCGTATGATCGGCATCGTGATAGGCTACCGGGAAGATGAAGAAAGGCCAGAGCGCACCGAGAACTTGAACAACGCGGTCCAGGCATTGATGGACCAAGAGTTCGCCGGGTCTGTCCGGGTTGTGGTATGCGAACAGTCAGAGAAGGGAACGCTAAAAAACTATCACCCTTTCGGGTGGGTGTGGGACGAATACACATTACCGTTCAACAGGTCCAGGGCGTTCAACCTGGGCGCAAGGGTCTTGCCACATTGCGACACGCTGTGTTTCTTCGATGCCGACATTCTGGTTGATCGGTGGTGGGTGAAAAGATGTTCCGATCAGATGGTGGGCAACGATTTGATTATCCCATATACTACCGTGAACTATTTAAAGGAGAAGGGAACCCCGGCTGTCGTAGAGGCAAGGAAAAGGTCAGGGTCCGTTCCTGAAGTATCGCCAGAGCGCAGGGCGCGTTTTGCTTATGGTGGCGTTCTGTGGATCACCCGCACCCTGTTCGAATTGTCTGGTGGATACGACGAGCAATACATCGGATGGGGTGCAGAAGATGACGATTACGTGTGGCGGCTGAAACAGTTGGGGCCTGTAATGAGGATGGACGAAACCTTGACGCATATGTGGCACGCCCCGGCAGACATGGACCGGGCACAACTCAATAAGGACATTTACTTTGCAAAACGATTTGTACGTGACCGCCGTTATCAAGACGATTTGCAGACCGGAGAGCTTGCGCCGGCTGTTGCTGTCGATTAGGGATTTCTACCCTGACCTGCGGATTCTGATTGCAGATGATTCCCCGGAGCCATACCCGGAGGTAGCCAGGGAGATTGACCCGACCATCCAGTATCACGTTTTGCCAACGGATGCCGGGGCGGGGGAATCATACAACAGGCTGATGGAATTCGTCACCACGGAACACGTTCTGATGCTGGATGACGATTTCGAACTGTCAGGGGAAACGGACCTTGTGTTGATGGAGGACTTGTTATACCTGTCCGAGATCGATCTTCTTGGAGGGAGGATCTTTCAGCCAGACGGAACGGAACACAACTACGAATTCAACCTGTCCTTGAACGATGACATAATGTATTGCCACACGGTGAAGCGAAGTCCGATAGAGGTGATGCGATGCGACACGGTGCTGAATTTCTGGATGGCCCGAACGGAGGCTGTCAAGGTGGTGGGGTGGGATGATAGGCAGAAGATCATGCGCCACCTGGATTTCTTCTTTCGGACGAACAAGGGCAAGTTGAAGGTGGGCTTTACGCCTCAAGTCGGCATCAATCACTTCCCCGCAATGAACGATGAGTATTTGCAGTATCGCCACGGGGCAGAAAGGGTGCAGGAGCATATCGTATATTTCCTCGAGAAGTGGGGCTTGGAAGCTGTGTTGTCAGATCGGTTTCAATATCGCAGACGGGAGACAGCATGAGATACTTCATCACAGGGAGCGCAGGGTTCATAGGGCAGAACTTGATAAAGAATATCGGAATGGCGAACGTGTGTGCCGGGTATGATATTGCCGATAGTCCCGTTGAAAATCTGTATAACGTGGACCACCTCAGACATGCGATGGAAACTTTTCGCCCGGACGCTGTTGTCCATCTTGCCGCTGAGACTTCCGTGCCTGGGTCGTTTGGGAATCCTGCATTGCATATTGAAAACAATTACATCGGCACACAGAACGTTTTCTTTACAGCACAAAGTGCAGGGGTGAAGCAGTTTGTCTTCGCTTCATCCTGTGCCGCCGAGAAGATGGGTAGCCCTTATGCTGTGAGCAAGGCCGCGGCAGAGCAGTTCCTTGAATCAGAGATGCGGGGCTACAAGTCGTTGGGCGTCCCGGAGTTCTGGTACAACATCCTGCGATTTGCAAACGTCTACGGGCCAGGGTCGGACAAGAAAAGTTCAGTAATCGCCCGCTTCTGCCGGGAGGTGTTGGAATCCAATTCCGTGACGATCAACGGTGAAGGTTCTCAGATGCGCGACTTTGTCCATGTCGATGATGTGTGCCGGGCCATTATGCATGTCACAAAAGAGATATGCCCACCGGGGCCGCATTACGTGGGAACGAATCAAATGACTTCGATAAACGAACTTGTGCGACTGCTGGAAGATGCTCGAGGGAACCAAGATGTGGTGGACCCGCCTATTGTGGTCAAGCGAGGCCCGGAAGATGTGGCCGATGGGATTCCGCACATTGATTGTCCGACTGTGCCAGGATGGGAAGCAAAGACCAGACTTGAATCCGGGCTTGTTTCAACCTACAATTACTTTTATCAGAAAGCGGTATCGGAAAGGCGTGATTGCACAGTGATGTAATTCGTTGTTCGCAGATTTCCAAAGGAGACAGACGATGGGCGAGCTGAGAGTATTTATCGCAGGGATCGATGGCTATTTGGGCCACGCGTTGGCGCAGTATCTAATGAGCCGGGGCCATTACGTTTCGGGGTGTGATTGCCACCACCGGAGAGAATGGGTCAAATCCGAGGGCGGCGACACCGCCATCCCAATCGGAACCCCTGGTGAGAGGCACCATTATTTTAAGGAGCGTTTCGGCAAGCTGTGGGTAGGCAGTTACAATATCAACATCGCCCACGAAGACAACTACGGCAAACTGGCAGGGAAGTTCGCAGACCTGAAACCACATGCCGTTGTGCATCTGGCCGAAATGCCGAGCGCACCGTTCTCTATGATTTCCAGGGAACACGCCGCAATGACCCACATGAACAACGTGGTGGGTTCGCTCAACGTGATCTATGCCATCCGGGGGAGTTGCCCCGATGCCCACCTTGTGAAGTTGGGAACGATGGGAGAGTATGGGACGCCGCCAGGGACCATTATACCCGAGGGGGTTTTTCCAGAGGGTTCGCATTGGGATATTGAAATGCCCATTGTGCAAGGGGGGCAGGAAACGGGCACCCAATACAGCAAGAGCTATGTTCTCGACGGCTTAATGTTTCCCCGCCAAGCAGGTTCGTGGTATCACCAGACGAAAGTCCACGACACCAACAACGTCAATTTCGCCTGTCGTATGTGGGGTCTGAGATCAACGGACATTATGCAGGGGGTTGTCTACGGAACCCGGATCAAGGAGATGGACGAGAACCCCATGTCTGCCACCCGGTTTGATTTCGATGAATGCTTTGGAACAGCGATCAACAGGTTCTGCTCTCAAGCGACTATCGGGATGCCGCTGACCGTCTATGGCAACGGGACACAGAAACGGGGGTTCCTGCCCCTTTGTGATTCGATGCAGTGTTTAGCCATAGCGATCGAGCAACCCCCGGCAGAGGGCGAATACCGCGTCTGGAATCAATTCGAGGAAGTCTATTCAATCCGGGCATTGGCGCAAGCTGTCGCTTCCTCTGCTTCTGTCCCTGTGGAGATCGAGAACGTGCCGAACCCCCGCAAAGAGGCAGAGGGGCATATGTACGAGGCTGAACATTCGACCCTGCTCAAGATGGGGTATGTTCCAACGAATGACCTGTCCGGGCAGATTGTGGGCATCTTGGAGGATCTGGAACCCCACGCGGACCGCATACGCAGGTATGCAGACACAATTATGCCTCAGATCACCTGGGACGGTGGGGAATATGACGAGAAGGTGGACCCTGTGGCGGGAAACGGGGCAGAGGTCGAAGATAAAACGGAATTCCATATATAACCCGAGAAAGGGGATAGGCCGTTAGGGTCGCTCTATGGCGTTCCTGTGGACTATCCACGTGAATACAGATGATCGAGGACAAAGGGACATTTTTAGGTCGCCCGATGGCACAAACAAGGGAAGCAGTCAGGATGTGGGAGATCATCTTGAGTTCTCTTGACTTTGCCCGGCTGATCGAATTGGGAACGGGCCGGGGCAACCTGTCCCTTTTCTTCGCCCTGTATTGCGTATCAAGAAGCAGGGCATTTCATACTTTCGACAATGCAAAGCGGTGGGTAGAGGATCCGACAACTTCGAGGGTTGACCTTGAGTGGTGTTTTACTGAGGTCAATGTATTTAGCCGCATGGGGTCCGATATTGTCAAAGGACATTTGCAGAGGGAAGGGCAAGCGGTTCTGTTCTGCGACAACGGCCACAAGACAAAGGAAGTGAAGTGGTTTGCGCCCCATATGAAGGCGGGGGATGTGATTGCCATTCACGATTGGGGAACGGAATGCAAGTTCAAGGACGTGTCCGAAACTCTGCTCGGGTGGGAAAAGTATCTTCCTGAGGCGTGGGATGGATCAACGGCAGTTTTCCAGAAAGGGGAATTGGATGGATCGCAGAGAGATTGCAATAAGCCTGTTGAACTCGCGGATTTTGGTGGAGAGGGCGTTGAACCTGAACGAGCAGATGATGAACCAAGCCCTGGATGACGCAGACCTGTTTATCAAGTTGGAAAAAGCACATGCCGACCCGAAGACCAGAGGGGAACATAAGTCGTGAAGGCCTACTACCAGGATGATGCTTGCACCATATACCACGGTGACTGCCGTGACATCCTACCGCATCTGGAGCCGGTGGATCTTGTGCTGACGGACCCGCCGTATGGGATACAGATAGTGCGCAAGCCAAAAGAATTTGGCTTGCGCACAGATTTAAGCAGAAAAGCAACAGATGAGTGTTGGGACGATACCACCCCTGACAAGCGTATATGGCCTATGATTTTTTCAAAATCGCAGAATCAGATTGTATTTGGAGCAAATTTCTTTTGGGAACAATTTACGTCTTGCACTTGCTACATAATTTGGGACAAAAGAGGCAATTTGCCTACTGTGCCATTTTCACCTATGGAAATGGCATGGTCATCCTTTAAGAGAATGCCCATCAAATATACTTGCATTAATCATGGATTTATTAAGGACAGCAAGGAACATAAATCACACCCCACGCAAAAACCTTTGAAACTCATTACTCAAATCGTAAATGATTTTAGTGATGAGGACAACATTCTCCTCGATCCATTCATGGGCAGTGGAACAACCCTCCGCGCCGCCAAGGACTTAGGCCGTAAATCTATTGGGATTGAACTGGAAGAGAAGTATTGCGAGATTGCCGTGGAGCGGCTCAGGCAGGAGGTGTTGGCCTTTTGAAAAATGTCACCTTTGCAATCAAGACCTATGAACGCCCGGCCCTGGCTGAAAGGTGCGTCGAATCCATCCTGAAGTATTACCCCGAAGCAACGCTCCTGGTGGGTGATGATGGTAAGCGGATGGTCTACAACGGTCCCGGGCGTCTGGTCCTGCCTCACGACATTGGACTGTCAGCAGGGCGCAATGCGTTGGTGAAAGCCACTACCACGAAATACGTGGTAATCTTGGAAGATGATTTCGTGTTCAATTCTCACACAAAAATCGAAAACTTGCTTACATTCGTATCGTGCGGTATCTTTGATATTGCAGGGGGGATACAGACACACAACGGGGAACACATACCGTTCGAAGGTTCTGTCTCCTGGCAAAGAGGCGTGGTTGACCTTGTAGCGAACAGAAAGAAGGGGCCGACGAAGGTCGATGTGGTTCCGAACTTCTTACTTGCAAAAACGGAGACATTGATAAATATCCAGTGGGATGCTCGGTTGAAGATGGGCGAACACCTGGATTTTTTCATGCGATGTAAGCAGAAGGGCATCAAGGTCGGCACAGTGCCTGCGGTAAGCATAGAACACAAGAAAGAAAAGGTCCGGGGATATATGGACGAGAGGAAACAGAAGGCGGCTGACTGCCGGGAACTGTTCTGCAAGAAGTGGAACTTGACTAACATCCCCTGGCAATTCCAATAAGAGGATCCGAGCATGGCGATTACGATTCCGGTGGATGGATACTGCGAACTGACAGACGTAAACTCCCTTGCCCCGCAAAGGACGATCAGTTCCACCACCAAGCCCGACGATACACAGGCCGAGGAGATGATCCGGTGGTGGTATGCCGAGATCAACATGATGCTGGCACGGGCGGGGTATATCACGCCGATGACCAACATCGCCACACAACTCCTTGCCGGGGGAACCATACAGGTGAGCGAGGCGGTGGTGGTCGATGACTACCTTGTCGAGTTGAAGGATTCTACCGGGGTGCTGGCAGGGCGCGTTATCAAAGGCGATCTGTTCCTGTTCTCCGGTGACACGATGTATTATACCGTTGCCAATACCGTCGATGCGGTGGACAACCTCGTCACGGTGGAACTTGTTCCCAAACTGCGCATCGCCCTGACGGTGGGTCTTACGGCGGCACACACGCCGAACCTTGCGGCGGCGCGACATCTCAAGAGGCTCAACGCCCTGTGTGTGGCGGCAGAGGCAGAGCGTGCAACCTTCTCTGTGGCCACCAATGAGGAATCGGAGAGCAACATCGTATTCGAAGATCAGAAAACAGACCTGTGGAACGCCATTTCTTCTGGCAGGTTGACGCTGATCGGGGCGCAGAGGTCGAGGAAGGTAAGTCCACCGGGTTCTGCACGTATCGAGCGGAGGGGCTGACATGCCCGTATCTGCCAGACTGATAGGCCAACAGCGGCTCGAGCAAATGTACCGCGATGTGGAGATACAGACTGACAAGACGTTTCGTGCCGCCGCGCGTGAGATAGACGATGCCTTTCAAGATGCGATGGAGAAACAGTTTCGCACCGAGGGCAGTTCCCTCCTGGGTAGGCGGTGGAAGTCCCTGTCTACCGAATATGCAAAACGGAAGGCACGTAAATTCGGGAAGAAAACGATCCTGCGCCGCACCGACAGGCTTTTCGATTCCCTCGTCACGCGGTCACACTCCGAACACATATTCCGCATCCAGGGGCCGCGTATCACGATGGGTAGCAAAGTCCCGTATGGAAGGTTTCATCAAGATGGCGGCAGGAAAAAGGGTAGGCCACCACGCAGGCAGATTATCAAAGTCCCTGGGTGGCTCCTCAAGAAGTGGACCGCGATCTTGCACAAGCACCTGTGGAAAAAGAGGTAAGCGATGGCGACGAATAGGGTGGCACTCAGCCCCGGACCCATAGTAGAGCGGATCATCGCCATACTTACGGCAGACCTGTCGGCGAAGTTCGATGTGATAGACACGCAGATTGCGGAGTCCTTCACCCTGGACGATGTGGCGTATTACTACCGGGCACTGTTAGAGAGGTTCGACGCTTTCCCCTGTGTCGTTCTCTACCCCGTCCTGGACACACCGTTCAATCAAGAGGCCGGGTGGTATGCCCGGCAGTATGAATTGGAACTACAGATTATGATGGTCAGCCGCGAGGCGGTCGATGGCTTATTGGCCCCGGAGGTTATGGAAAAGCGGTTAGAGTATTCGATACGAGGTATTGAGGAAGTTCTAAACGACAATCGCATCCTGGCCGTAACGGGCTTTTCCAATGTGGCGATTATAGAAATCGCCCCTGTGGAGTATCTCGATTTCGAGTTCGCCAACACCGCGTTTGGACGCCGCGCCATGTTGCGCCTCGTGGTCGATGCCAAATAAGGAGAAACCGATATGGCCGCAAGTGCACCAGACAGCAGAGAAAACGCCGAGTGGGGTTTCGAACCCGGAAACACTGGCGTGATCCAGTATAAGACAATCGAGAAAGGTTTCCTCCAGGGTGATATTGGTATCACCGTCCCGAGGGAATACGCTTTCAAGCAGTTGGACCAGGACATTGTGGACATTGACGCGGTGTGTATCAAGAAGGACTTTATGGTCGATTTCGCAATGGGCGAAGTCCTGCTCGGGAACCTGCAAACGGCCTGGGACAATGACGATGCCAGTTTGGGCGTTCTTACTGTCGATGCTGACATGGGAACTTCAGGGGTTCTGGTGGTCAACACTGTCCCTCCGAATACTGTGGGCGACGATGATACCCGAGTGGTGAATCTGCCTACTGCGCTCCCAATCTCAGAAGGGGCATACTCTGTACCGAACGCACGGAACGGCCTGCAACAGGTAGGCACGCAGATCAAGGCTCTCGGCGATGCCGAGGCTCTGCTCGCCACTGTGACAGACACCTACACGCCATAGGAGGAAACCGCCTTGCCGAATAAAAAGTTGCTTGTGGCCGGGGGCAATCCTTTCTATCCGCACCGTGATGGATTTATGTTCGGATCTCATTTCGTGACTGCTCAGGACTTCGCGGCGATGGCACTTCTTGCCGGGTATGCGAAGCCCAATATAAAAGCGGCTACGAAGGCGGTAGAGAAAACAGAGGACGCTCCCGATGAGTCAGGTTCAGCTAAAGAATAGTTTCTCGGTCACAACATCGCCTCAGATGGAGAGGGCGAGAGACTACCGCAAACGCTGTGGGCAGATGGCGGTACAGGCCATCGCTCACGGCATCCTTTCCCGTGATATGCCTGTCCTGGATGTGGGTTGCCGCAACCCGTATTCCGGCATGTATGCGGCCCTCCGTATGCACGTCAACTGGGATGGGGAATATACCGGGGTCGATTCCCCTGTGGACCCCAACGCCAAACGCTCATGGACGCATCGGCGCGAGGTGGGGGAAACCGAATCTGTCAACCTTGTCGAGAGGTCTTTTCAACTCGATGAGGAACAAGCACGACTGCCGTTCCCGCCTACGAAGAACAACCCCGTCAAACCGTTCGGATGTGCCTTTGCTGTCAACACCCTGGGAGATGTGCGCCAGCAGGATCGGCTTGTGTCCGACCTCAAGCGCGTGTCAGCTATGGTGGTGGTATGCGGTGGCGTGACCGAACAAGACCTCGAACGGTGGGGATTCCTGACCACGGGGTGGATAAACGTAGATGATGGCACTACGGAGTTTTGGGGTATCTGGATGGATGAACGCGCCAAGAGGCGATACACCCTCAGAAATACGTTGCCGCAGACAACGATGGGCTTTTTTGCTGTACGCCGCAGTGGTGACAGCAACGGCTTTCTCCCTGTCCGGTTGGGCCTGTGTCAGAAATGCGGCACGCCGGACCTTACCAACAAATCGAAATTCGGGTGTGTCAAATGCGGGACGACGAACCAGATAAAGAGGATGAAGTACCAGACGAAGCGATAGAGGATTCTCTGCCGGAGGATGCGCCGGGAGATATTCTCCTGGCTTCAGGCTCTCGAAGCGAGGCAGGGGGAGGCCTCAACCGGGGGCTGTTGGATAAGGAATCTGCGATTCTTTCCGACCGTCCTCTGGCAGAGTTCACCCTGCCAAACGGTAAGGTGCTAAAAATATTCGCCAAGTCAGAGGGTCAGATGATCCTCGTGGACATGGCTTTTCAAGCGTATCTCGATACCCTGGTAGTGATTGAGAAAAGGGCAAGGAAACGGTGGTGGCGGTTCGGCAGTAGGCAACGGAGGATAAAGCGGTGGCTGACACGCTCACAGCTTGCGAAGGCTGAACTGTTCCGCGCCATATTCGAGGATCAGTATAACGAGGAGATGCACCAGGAGTTTACCGCCACCGATTTTATGTCAAGCACGATGGATATGCAACAGGCCATCATATCCGCATACCGTGATGCCAACGACCCATCGGACCTGATCGACGCGATGTTCCCCGAGGTAAAAAAAAACAGGATAATGCGCCAGCAAAGCCAGGGAGTTATGCAAGGCAGTTCGTGAGGCTGAAAAAGAACCTGGGGTATTCTGACTTCGAAATGAAGTGGATCGTCTCACACGCAAAACTGTTGCTTCTGGCGGCGGCTACCATAGAACCACCATCTCTCATCGAGGATAAAAATGCCATCTGAGAAGGTGACTGCGGTATTTGAGACAAAGGGTAAGGCTCGGTTCAAGCGCGATATGAAAGAGGCGCAGGGTAGCGTAAAGACTGCCTCGACCTCTATGGCAGGAAGCCTCAAGGGGATCGGTACGGCGGCGGTGGCGTTCCTGTCCATACAGACCGTCAGGGCGGTCTTTTCTGGTATAAAAAGCCTTGTTGAGTTCGGGGAGCAGGCGAAGGTCATAGAGACATCGTTCAAGCGGCTCGCAAAGAGTATCGGGCAAAGTTCAGAGCAAATGATGATGGGTATGCGGAGAGGCACGCAGGGCCTTGTCAATGACTTCTCGTTGATGCGTCACGCGAACCAAGCCATCTTGCTCGGCATCCCTGCAACGGCAAAACAGATGGAGGAAATGGCAGATGTTTCCTTGCGTTTGGGCCGTGCCGTGGGACGGACCGCAAACGAATCAATGGCCGACCTGATAACGGGTTTCGGTAGGCAGTCGGCAATGATCCTCGACAACCTGGGCATCACTATCAAGGCCGAGGAAGCCTATGAGGAGTTCGCGGGAAAGATAGGCAAGACTGCGGATGAACTCACCGACGCAGAAAAGAAACTGGCCTTCTTCACGATTGGGATGGAGAAGGCACGGGTAAAAGCGGAGGCCCTGGGGGATGTTGTAGGCGGCATAGCGGAGAAGGCACAGCGGGTAAAAACGGATTGGCAGAACGCGGGGTCGGTCATAGGGCAAGCGTTTGGTCGCGGTCTTGACAGGGCCTTTGCCCAGGAAAGTCTCGTGGGGAGGCTGATGTCTGTCACTGGCAATCCCTTAGTCAAGTGGATCGCATCGCTGGATGTGCCCAACGATAACGATTCTGCATTGGAGAGGGCTGTTGCGCGTCAGGCTGAACTCGCCGGAGAGTTGACAACGATACAGGCCCAAATTGCTGACAGTTTATCGAGGGACCTTCCGAGTTTCGGTGAATTTCCAGGGATGGGCGAAGCGCGCCTTGAGGCCTTGAAAGAAGAACTCAAACACACGCAGGAGATTCTCGAGATACAGGGTGATCTCGTAGACCGGGAGAAGGAGAAAATACGCCTTGCCGCTTTGGATAAACGATTCAAAGAGGCAATGGCGAAGCTGGACAGGGAAAACGAAGCACACCTCGAACGTGTCATTGCCCTTATGGGTGACCCTGCTATGGAGAGGATAGCAAATCTGCAAGCACCTGGATCGTTCACGGGTAGGGGTTTCGAGCCCCGGGATATGGGGGCCGGGCGGATCGAGAGGTTCGACAATAAGGTGGGGTTCCGCAGGGAGACCCCAGAGGAAATGAACCTGCGCCGTATGCGCGAAAGCATGGAGGAAGTCAAAGAGGATGCTGTCAAGATGGGTGAGGTGTTCGATGATATCCCTGCCACCTTTGAGGAGAAGTTTGGCGAGGCTTTCCAGAATATTAGCCAGGGGATGTCGCTCTTGGGGATGGAGACGAACGGGATATTCGGAGGACTACGGAGTGGACTTCTTGGCTTTCGAGGCCTCCAGGGGATAGCGAAGAAACCATCTGCGGAACGCGGCCTCGGTGACCTACTCGCAGGGGCAGGATTCGCGGGGCAGATAGCGGCAGGCTTTGCCCCTGCTGTGCAGGCTATATCCGGCTTTTTCGCCAAGAGGGAGCCGGGGACAGGCTCGCAGGGGTTGTTGCCAGAGGAAGAACTTAGCGCGGCAGAGGCGGCGTTTCTTGAATCGGTGGTCCATGACCTTGGAATACTACAAGATGCAAAAAAAACAAATACACCGCTTGGGCAACTTGGGGTACGGCTTACAGGCGGAGCAACCATCGACGAAGCAATCGAAGCAAAGCAGGAACTCGTTCGTAAATTGAGGGAGAAAGCCGCAGGCGGCGTGGTCGATGGGACCAGTGGATCACAGCAGTTTTCGTCGGTGGCCTCGATCACAGAAAAATCGGCCAACCTGCTCGTCGGGACATTGGAAACGATGAGGACGCAGGACGCCACACGGAATAGGATATTGACCACGATGGACAGGAAGCTCGGTAACATCGAGTTTCACACGGCAATCAGTTCAGGTGCAGGGCTTTTGAGATTCGCTAATTAGGGGGATGTGATGGCAACACCAACGGTATTGAGTGGCAAAAGTTACGCGGCCAAAATCAACGGGGTGAACCTGTATCAGTTTGGGTTCCTCGTTTACGACAAGCCGAACCTCTCATCGCCCTCATTACAAGAGTCGATTGTGACGTTCCCGGAAGAGCATGATTCCTATAATTTCTCCGGTACCTTCCTGCCCCGCACCATTGTGATCGGCGGCGGGATTATTGCCGACAGCAACACCCAGTACCGCACCAATATAGAGAACCTAAAATCCCTCCTGAACCCTCTACGGAAACGCAGGTGGTCCGATCCCTCCCGGATACGCATAGAGTTCGCAGATCAGAGCGACAGGTATTATATGTGCTCGTTCGTGTCCCTGCATGTGGCGTCTGACGGCCCTGAGTTTGCGGCGAGGACAGGCACGTTCGTCCTGACACTGATGCAACCCTCCCCGTTCGCCATTGCCAATGATGAGGCGGTGGTGACACCTACAGGGACCGGACCTACTTTCACCGTCCTGGATATGGGGTCTGCCGCGAGCAAGCCACGAATCAAGCTATTGGGTGCCGCCGCCGATGCTACCACCTCGCCCACCTTCACCCTCTCCAACTCGTCGTTCTATGCCGATTTCAACAAGGATCTCATAGCTATAGACATTGCGGGGGCGAACAACACAGGGTCAGGGCCGGCGGGTCTGTCCTCACTACTCGAACCGGGGGATTTCATCTACGGCTATCTGCAAGGGGCGTCTGTCACCACCG